TATAGTCGATTATATGCCTTTCCGCCCTATAGGCTCATTAAATGAGTCAAGCGGGGATAAGTATGGCATTCCTGGCGGGTTTGTTGTACAGGGTATATTACAGCGGTCTGGAGCTAAGAATCAGAACGGTAGAATATATCCAAAAAATATTTTAATGCGTGAATGTAGTCGATATCAAGTAGAGTATATCGATCAACATAGAGCATTAGGCGAACTGGATCACCCAGATTCATCAGTTGTCAACTTAAACAATGTATCCCATAATATATTAAAAATATGGTGGGAAGGCAATGATTTAAAAGGAGCTGTACAGATACTAGATACTCCTAGCGGTAAAATTCTTAAGGAATTATTCAAAGCAGGAATAACATTGGGTATATCATCTCGCGGATTAGGATCTGTTAAAGAACTAAGAAGTGAAGGAACTGTAGAAGTCCAAGAAGACTTTGAATTGATATGTTGGGACTTTGTTTCTAACCCATCAACACAAGGAGCATTTATGAGACCATCACAAATGCATGAATCGGTAGATAAAACAAATACATCAAACAAATACAACAAAGTAAACAGTATCATTACATCAATATTATGTGATGATGGAAAATGTAGGATATAATATGAAGACACCTAATTTAAAAATAATATTAGAAATGATTACTGGCGAAGAGGCACCTAAAATGACTCGCCAAGAAAAGACAGAATTTCTAGAGTCAGTAAAGAACTTCTCAGCCCTAGGCGAATCAGTTTATGGAAAAAATAATTTGCAAGAACTATGTGAACGAGTTAGAGACATCGTTGATAAAGGTCAAAGAGTAATGACTGAAAGTGGCGATTGGTTCGAATCTGTAGAACACAAAAAAGGATTCAAGCGAATTGAAGAAGATTATAAAATGTTCGAAGAGACAGCAAAAGAAATGTCTAGATTGCAAGAACGTTTAAGTATTTCATATGAAAATATCGGTCAAGGATTGAGCCGTTACTATGATATGGATTAATTTGGTTATTACAAAAAAAATAATTATATTATATTAGGAACAGGATGAATAAAATTAAAAAACTATATAAAGAATTTTTTGGATTGCAAGAACAAACAATGCCAACAAAAACTCCTAAAATATTAACTGCCCCAGAAATAGAGAAAAGTGCGGCTGCTGTACAGAAATATGGAAAGGCAATGAAAGCTGCTGGACTTATTGAAGCAGATGAAATAGATGAAGCTCAACTTACTAATCATATGACTGACTACCGGGGCGGAGTTGAATATGTATTAAGAGATCCAGCGGAGGCACAAGCAGTTGCAGCAGATATTCAACAATGGTCTGAGAAAAAAGGATTTACTGTTATTAATAAAAAAGTATCAGAATCAGGTAAGGTTGGGTATTTCTATTTTCGTTTAGGAGACGATCCAGCCCGTGATTCACAACGTATTCAAGGATATGTTTCACAGAAGCCCGAAATTAAACATTTCCGTTTCAATGTTCGAGGAGAAGCTCAAGCACCACAACCAGCACCTACTCAGGCACCTAGGCCACAAAGAGCGGCCGCACCAGCACCAACTAATAATCCAATCGTATAAATAAATAAACAAGTTATAATGAGTAAAAAACAAAAACAACATCAAGCTATCATTCCAGGCAACGCAATGGCAGTTAAAGTAGTTGGCACATCTAAAGAAGATTTAGGGTATGCAATTAAAGGCTGGAAACGCAAAGTAAAAAATGCCGGAATAGTAGAAGAATCTAGAGATAGAAAGGAATTTATTAAACCTAGTGTTAAAAAGCGACAACAACATCAAGCAGCCGTGTTTATGCAATATGTAAGAAACTTGCACGCAAATTAATTATTAAAATATTTTACTATTAAAGCCCCTTCCTAAAAAGTTGGGGCTTTTTTACTGGTTTTTCAAACTTGCTTATATTTATTCTAGAATACGCTATTCCAACCTTATATAGCGTCTATACATTATTTAAAATATTCTATTAAGATTTCAAATAATCTTATTTCCAAAAAAAAAATTTAAGGAGAACAAACTATGGCAAAATCAGATTTGCTAAAAGAAGCGATCGCCGATGCACGTGCTGTTAAAGAAACTGCTGTTGCAAACGCAAAAATCGCCCTTCAAGAAGCGTTCGCTCCAAGAATCCAACGTATGATTTCAGATCAAATCGAGAATGAACTTGATAGTGAAGAAATGCCAGCTGAAGAGCCAGCAATGGATGATATGGGTGATATGGGTGCTGAAGAAGAAGGCGGAGATTTTAATTGGGTTGACAATGATTTGTCAGCTGAAGTAGGTGGTGACACATACGATTTCGAAGTTGGCATGGCTGGCGCAGAAGATGAGATGGAACCGGAAATGGGTGCTGAAGAGTTACCAATGGAAGAACCACAATCTGACGAGGAAATGCAAGATGAGTACAATGAAGGATATGATGAAAGAGATTTAGATCTAGAATCAATCATTCGCGAACTAGAAGGCGATATGGAACCTGAAATGGATGCAGCTGCAGAAGATGATCTTACAATGGAAGGTGAAGACGATTCAATGAAAAAATACTCAGACCTAGAAGAATCAGATGATGCTAGCATTGACGAAATTATTGAATCTATCCTACGTGAAGAAGAAGAAATGGAAGAGCCAGAAGAAGATACAACCGAACTTGATGACGCAAAAGAAGAATTGGAAGAAGCTTATAAAACAGTTCGTCAATTGAAATCTATCATCAACGAAGTTAATCTATTGAATGCAAAACTTCTTTACACAAACAAATTGTTCCGTAATTTTGAATTGTCAGAAGGTCAAAAAATGAAAGTAATTGAAAACTTTGATCGCGCTGCTAATACAAGAGAAGTAAAATTAGTATTTAGTACACTAGCTGAAAGCTTTAATCGTCCAACTAAAAAACGAGTAGTAAAAGAATCGTATGCATCTAAACCAACTACAACAACGGCTCCTAAAAAGACTAACGTGATTACAGAAGGATTTGCACAAGCTGAAAGATGGAAAAAATTAGCAGGATTGCTATAACATTTAAAAAAAAAGAAAAAAGGAAAAAACAACATGAATATGTCAAATTTACTACAATCAAATGACAATTCTCAAAGATCTGCTGCGTTAGCAAAAGTATCTAAATGGGAAAAGACTGGATTGTTAGAAGGCCTTAGAGGCGAAACAGAAAAGGCCGGAATGGCTACATTGCTTGAAAACCAAGCAAGACAATTAGTAAAAGAAGCTTCTTCTACAGGTACAACTGCTGGATCTGAAGAGTGGGCTGGAGTTGCTCTACCATTGGTACGTCGTATCTTTGCTGAGTTTGCTGCAAAAGAATTCGTATCAGTTCAACCAATGAACTTACCATCAGGACTTATTTTCTATTTAGATTTTAAGTATGGTACAGCTCAACCAGGATTTGATGATGACAACAATAGTAGAGTAGGTGATCCATTTGGAACTCCAAATGCAGATGACTCTATGTTTGGTGTTACTACTACAACGGTAGATCCATCAGGTGGTCTTTATGGCGCAGGTCGTTTTGGTTATTCAATTAACGAAACATCTAGTACTGCTGCTACTATATCTACTGGTTCTATAGCAACATCAGCATCAGTTAATTATGATGGTGATTTCACTAATAACTTAGGTTCTTACAAAAGAATTACTGTTGCCACTTCATCTTTACCAGGTTTAGATGTTACTGCAATTCGTTCTTTTGCATTGGTTTCTGGATCTACTCCATTAGCAAATTATGCAGCATTTACTACATTGAATACTACAACTAATGGGTCAATTGATTTTATTATCACAGGATCTGCTGTAACGACTGGATCTTTCTCATTAACAGTTAAATATAGCAAACAACCAACTGACATTACTAGAGGTGACTTTGAAGACAACTTAGGTAAAGCTGGAAATGGATATAATACTGATATTGATATTCCAGAAATTAATTTGGAAATGCAATCAGAGCCAATCGTTGCTAAGACACGTAAGTTGAAAGCAGTATGGACTCCAGAATTTGCTCAAGATTTAAATGCATATCACTCAATTGATGCAGAAGCAGAATTAACTTCAATGTTGTCTGAATACGTATCAATGGAAATTGATTTAGAGATCTTGGACATGTTGATTTCTGCAGCTCCAACTACTGAGTATTGGTCAGCATATAATAACAATGTGTGGAATGGAAGTGGATTCACTCAAGCAGCAGCTGGTTCAGTTGGAGCAAATGGTGATGGTTTCTATAATACACAAGGTGGTTGGTTCCAAACTCTTGGTACTAAACTTCAAAAAGTATCTAACAAGATTCACCAAAAAACTTTAAGAGGTGGTGCAAACTTCTTAGTAACTAGTCCTGCAGTAGCAACTATCCTTGAGTCTATCCCAGGATTTGCAGCAGATACAGATGGTACTAAAATGGAATTTGCAGCGGGTGTTCAAAAAATTGGTGCGATTAATAATCGTTACACAGTTTATAAGAACCCATACATGAAAGAGAATGTAATCCTTATGGGATTCCGTGGAGCGCAGTTCCTAGAAACAGGTGCTGTATTTAGTCCATATATTCCTTTAATCATGACACCATTAGTATATGATCCAGTTAACTTCACTCCACGTAAAGGTGTTATGACACGTTACGCGAAGAAAGTGGTTAGACCAGAATTCTATGGTAAAGTGTATGTACACGGATTGAACTCTTTATAATTAATAATTTAATTAATTAACTCTCAAAGGGATAGCAGAAATGTTATCCCTTTTTTACTGCACAAATATTTATACTAAAGGAATATAAATGGCAGTTGACAGAAATAAATACTCAATGCAAGCTATAATTCGATATGATGGTCGTTTAGTAGATGTATTGGACCGGTTACGAGCTATTAGACTGGTTCTAATGGTACATATCGAAACAGACCTAGGTCCGGATAAAGAATTGATTACAATTAAGGTCATGACCCCGTATCCGCCCCGTGAAACATTCCAAGCAATCCGACAAATGGCCATGGGAAAAATTGACACATTAAAAGATGTAACATTGCAACAATCTACGCTTACCAAATTATTTTAATTTAAAACAAGTTATTATGGCACTTAATACAGACAAAACTCCACCGAAGAACGATATTAAATTTTCAATCACTCTTTCAGAAGAACAAAAAGAAGCAAAAGCAAAAATAATTGAAACTCCATTCAATTTTATATTAGGTAAAGCTGGATCGGGTAAAACCTTGCTAGCAGTTCAAATTGCATTAGATATGTTTTTTAAACGCAGAGTTAATAAAATTATAATAACTCGACCAACAGTGTCAAATGAGGATACCGGATTCTTGCCGGGATCTTTAACTGAGAAAATGGAGCCCTGGCTAGTACCAATTCGTAGCAATATGCGTAAAGTGTATAATAAACCAGAACTCCTAGAAAAAATGGAAAAGGAAGAAACCATTGAACTAGTTTCATTAGCTCACTTCCGCGGAAGAACATTTGACGCCGCAGTTTGTATTGTAGATGAATTTCAAAACCTAACAAAAGAACAATTGAAAATGGTATTGTCTCGATTAGGTAAAGATAGTATCATGATTCTATGTGGCGATAAGTATCAGGTAGATTTAAAATTTAAAAACGACTCAGCAACTCACGAAGTTCCTAAACTACGGGATTCAAAATGGGTCAATGAAATTATTTTACTAGATAACCATCGTCATGAAGCTTTAGATGACATTTTGAATCGCCTAAATGATTAATAACGATATTTATATATAAAAGGAATAAATAATGGATTACAGTCAAAATAAACCGATATGGCCAGGGAGCTCTTCATTCACAACGGGATCTACACCGTTCGGCTTTTTTGATACTGATCCATTGTTCCAATCTCAAGCAGATAGCTTTGCTAAATATGCAGCACAACATATTGGCTATCCAATTATGGATGTGGAACTACAAGATATTAATTTCTACACAGCATTTGAAGCTGCTGTAATGGAATATTCAAATCAAGTTAATCAGGTTAACATTGTTAACAATTTGATGAGTACACTTGGTATACAAAAAAATGCTGGGTTTTTATCTGGGTCTAGTTTCACTGATTCAATGGTTGGAAATTCATTTGGATATATTTCTAAATTATCTAAAGCGTATGGAACTGAGGCAGATAGTGGTGGTACTGTAAAATGGCGTAAAGCTCGAGTAGATATGGTTCCGGGCCAACAAACTTATAGTATACGAACAGCTGTGTCAGCTTCGACTGGATTGGTGTTAACAAATACTAGTTCAGTAGAAATAAAAAGAGTACTTCATAATCCACCGCCAGCAATTGTTAGATACTTTGATCCATTTGTAGGCACAGGATTAGGTTCTCAACAATTATTAGATTCATTTAACTTTGGAGGATTTTCACCTTCAATTAGTTTCATGATGATGCCAATTCACGCAGATTTATTGAGATTGCAGGCAATTGAATTCAATGACCAAATACGTAAGTCTCATTACACATTTGAGATACATGGCGATGATATTAAATTCTGGCCAATACCAACTGCGGGATCTGGAAGTCAATCATCCGCAATATTTTATGGTCAAGTTTGGTTTGAATATATATTAGAAGAAGATAAAAATAATGACTCCGTCTTATTTGGTAATACAGCCCTTCTTAAGTCGGTCGTAAGTGACGCATCTAATATACCATATACATATCAATCATACAGTAGCATTAATGATATGGGCCGTGCTTGGATTATTAAATACGGCGCCGCAATCGCAAAAGAAATGTTAGGATTCGTCCGTGGAAAATATAGCTCAGTGCCAATTCCAAATGCAGAAGTAACACTAAATGGCTCAGAACTGGTATCTCAGGGACAGGCAGAAAAAGATACATTGATTACCCAGCTACGGGAATTTTTAGATAAAATGACCCGCGAGGCAATGATAACAAGACAAAATGCTGAATCAACTCAAATGAATGAAATATTAGGCAGGGTTCCATTGAAAATTTATGTTGGTGCGCTCGTACCATTTATATTATTATTAGGAAGTGGGTTATGGTAAAATGGGATATATTATACTATTATTTTAGGAGGGAAAACTAATGTGTGCGTTATTTGGGGGAATGCGGGACGCAAAATTCTTAGCAGCAATAAATTCTGAATTATTAAATTCGGTTGTAGATACTGAAATTGAGTTTTTTAAGCTCTTAGTAGCTTCAAGTGATTCAAATATATATGGTGAGTCGGAATCTAAATCATATTACAATTCTATTTTAATTCCATGTTTAATTACTAAAGAAACAAAAACAGCAACAATGGATGATTATGGTCATTCATATACACGTACTGCACAATTTGGAATTTCCAGAGATATATTAGAACGAGCAATGTTTTTCCCGGAAGTGGGTGATATTGTTTTTTGGGACAATGAATATTATGAATTAGATAATGTGGATGCTAACCAATACTTTGCTGGTAAAAATCCAGAAACATGGCCAAATGGAACCGGTCATGGATACAGTGTATCAGTACTATGTGATTCTCATGCAACTCGTCAAACCGCACAAAATATAACAAATATACGTAGAGGAGGCACTAATTTGTCGCCAGCATATAAAGGATAAGAATGCCTAGATTGAACAGAGATAATATCGATCGTAAAACTAATAAACCTAACCCGGCTCGCACGGAAGGTATTACTAATGATCTGATTTTAAACAGAGCTGAACAAACTAGACGAGATGATGATGTAATACGAACTGCGCAGAGAACATTGTATGATATTGATTATGCAATAAAATCATATATTGAAACCGAAATGCGTCCACAAGTAACTGCGAATGGAAAATTAATTCCGGTGCCAGTTATATTTGCCAACGGCGAGAAATGGGACAATGTTCGAAGATTAGGTTATTTACGTGATGAAAAAGGAATGTTACAATCTCCAATCATCATGTTAAAAAGAAACTCGGCAGCAGAGCGAGACACACAACGTACCTTAGATGTTAACAGAGGAGATAGCAACAATCAATTAGTGTATCGATCAAAATATAATCAACGTAATCGATATGAAGATGAGTTATTCCCAATGCCTACCAATGAACCGCAACCATCAGAAAAAATCTATGTAATTGATATTCCTAAATATGTAACTATCGAATATGATATGATGCTTTGGTGTGATTTTACAAGTCAATTAAATGATTTAGTTGATCAGATATTACCATATGGTCGGTTTGCTTGGGGAAATGAATCAAATAAATTTCCAACAACATTAGGACAATTTAGTTTTGAAACAGTTAATACGGTTGGTGAAGATCGACTAGTACGAGCAACTGCTCCATTAACAGTGCAAGGAACTTTGTTATCAGCTCAAGAAACTAGAATATCAACTCTTCGAAAAAATTATTCAATTAAGAAAGTAACATTCGAACAAGTAATTGATGTTGGCGGTGATATATTTTCAAGTACAATTGTACCAGCACAAATCTTACAATCGCAAGCTATTATATCAAGTGGAGGTAGTATACTCGTTAATGGTGGAGGATCAACCACATCAATTAACGCAGCAACATTTGCATATTTGACAAACTTAACAGATCAACAAGCAACATACTCAAACGCAACAACAGTGACGGTTGCTGCTGCCGTAGCAGTTAATCCGGTAACATTGACAATTGCTACTAAAAATGAATTTAATGTGTACATCAATGGTCAATACATTGATAAAGTTGCATACACATGGACACCGAGTGATATAACAACTCAAACCATTATCTTTAATACAGCCACGTTAGGATACACCATTGATCCTAGTGACGTGATAATTATTAATGGAAGGTGGACATAATGGCAAGACAGTTTAAACCGGGACAATTACAAACCGGTTCTTTATATAATATATCAGCAAGTTATGCAGTAACAGCATCATACTCATTGAATGGTGGTGGCACTACTATAAACACCGGTTCATTTGTAACCACAAGCTCATTCAATGCATTCACTGCATCATATGCCACAGGATCTTTCACCGGATCTTTTATAGGCGATGGTTCTCAATTAACTGGAATTGTTTCTTCAAAATGGACTGGGTCAAATCCAATTTCTCGACAAAGTGATGTTGAGATTACCGGGTCATTGCGAGTTCAAGGAAGCATTACCGGATCTTTATTTGGTACTGCGTCTTGGGCCACAAATGCTGTAACGGCTTCATATGCGCAAACAGCACAAACTGCTAGCTATGTATTGAATGCGGTATCAGCATCATATGTTAACTCACTTAATCAGCAAATTATATTATCTGGTAGTTTAAAGCTAGACCCAACACAAGATCCAGACCCATCGGGTTCAGATTTAGATTCAACAGTTTTATTTCAAAGTAGTTCTAATACAGCATTAGGGTATGATTTATATGTTCGTCAAAATGGAAATCTTGTAAAGTGGAAATGGATTGAAGGTAGTTTAGAAACTGGATTATTATACGGCGGTGCCGTTACATATAGCGGAAGCAACGTTTTTGTTTCTCCTGGTAGTGGTATTATAGCCGAACATAATGCAACAACCGGATCTGAAGCTTCGCCTATGATAGAGTATGTCACGTGGAACTCAATCACACAGAGTATAACAAATATTGCAACTCAACAAGTAACATACCTATACATTGATAATACCGGAGCTTTACAACAACAATCAACTAGATTTACATCACAACAGTATCACGACTACATACCACTAGGAGCAGTAGGTCATTTTGACTATACACAAGTATCTGCATTTGGTGGAGGAGTTCAAACAGCATACGATCAAATATCACAAATATCAAATTTCGTAGATGCATTTGGGCCACTAAAGATGTCAGGATATGGGTTGACGGGTCAAGCAGGTAGTTTAAGATTATCTGTCGGAGCTGGTACTTCTTTTATACATGGTGGTTTTTATCAAAATAATCCTGAATTTCCGTCACAAATAACAACACCATCACAAGCAACTGCTAGCTTAGCTCGTGTTCAAAGATCCGGATCTGCTATTGAGTTTGATACTAATGCAGGAAACTTTTATACAGTTGTTGATCCTACACAATATGATAGAGACGGTGATGGTGTATTGCATAGTGTAGGTAGTGGTAACTGGTCAATTCAACGTGTATTCGCAGATCCAAAAACTGGAGTACTATATGTTTACTACGGTCAAGCCCGATACACATCTTTATTAAATGCACTTCAATATCTACCGACAGACCCATTTACTGAAGGTGATACTTTTGATTTTACAACATTTGTAGGGTTCTTAGTATTAAAAGGAAATGCATCTAATATAACTGATACTGCAACTAATTCTATAATAAATGGAGGTTTATTCAGAGGTAGTGGGCAAGGTAGTGGAGGAGGAATAGCGTTAAGCAATTTAGATGACTTAACAGATGTTACTATTCTAAGTCCTACAAATGGTCAAGCACTAGTATATAATGCCGGCATTTGGCAAAATGGAGTACCAACAAGTTCATCATTCGCAACTAGTGCATCATATGCAACACAAGCACTAAGTGCATCATATGCTCCTGACACTACTTTTCCATATACTGGTTCGGCCCGAATAACAGGATCATTAGCAGTAACTGGTTCCTTATCTATAGTTAATAGTGGCGTAGAGATATTAAACACAAGCACAAGTCTTCTTAAAGATATTACTAACGAATCTTCTTTAGATTGGAGTAATCGTATAATGTACGATGCTGCAGGGGTAATAGGGATTAATTATAGAAATCGATCGTTAACGGATACTGCGGCATCTCAATCGATAAGTTGGGGTGGTCGAACATTAAACGATACAAATACATCAGGTTCGGTTGATTGGAATATTCGTATATTAAACGATACTGGCAGCAAACCATCACTCCGGTGGCAAGAAAGACTCTTGCAAGATGCTGGCGGTAAAACATCGATTGATTGGACAAATAGAATTGCATATGATAGTGCTACATCGCAATCAATAAATTGGGGTTCTAGAACATTATTGGATACTGCTGCATCGCAATCAATTGATTGGAACAATCGACAGCTAAAGAATGTTACTGGAACTGTTATACTCGATTGGCGTACAGCTCAATTCACAGGAACTGCATCATTTGCAACACAAGCATTATCTGCATCATTTGCAACACAAGCATTATCTGCATCATTTGCAACACAAGCATTATCTGCATCATGGGCACCTGGTGGAGCAGCCGGAGCACAAGGAAACATTCAATTCAATGACGGGGGAACTTTTGGATATGCAGCTTCCACTGAATTATTATACAATACGGCATCTAGATCATTACATAACGGAGATGGTGTAGTCGCATCGGGTCTATATTCCCACGCAGAAGGTATAAATACATTAGCGCAGGGTCAATACTCACACGCAGAAGGTGAAAGCACAACAACCGGCAACGCCTCCGGCTATTACGCTGAAATGTTAACACCTGGTGTATTTACAATTTCTTCATCATACGGAGACTTATCCAGCGCTGGACTATTTGACACAGGATATATAATAGGGGTAGATGATTCACAATATGACACTAACTACATTTATGCTAATTTAACAGTTGCATCATGTTCATTTGATGGGACAAATACTATAGTTCACGTAACTGACACTAGTTTTCTTACTAGTACAGCCATCATTGGCAGTATTACTAACTTCAGCAACTCTGGAGATCGTGTATGGGGAGGATACGGAGCTCACGCGGAAGGTTATACTACAACCGCACTGGGCACATACTCACACGGAGAAGGTACTGGTGGCCAAGCATACGGTGCATACTCACACGCAGAAGGTGATGGTGGCCAAGCATACGGTGCATACTCACACGCAGAAGGTAATGGTTATGCGTATGGATACGCTTCCCACGCAGAAGGCCAAGGTACTACTTATGGTGATCACTCACACGCAGAAGGTGAAAGCACAACAGCTGGGTACACTGCATATCGAATGAATGCTCACATAACAGCTGGTGTTATTGATCTAGAGCCAATATATGGTGATCAAACAGGGCAGTTTGGTGTTGGTGGATTTGCAGTAGTTTCTGATAAAAGTGGTGATCTTGATCCTATTAACAATACACAAAATACGTACCTATTCGAAGTATCATCCTCAGCATTTACGTCATCATTAACACAAATAACGTTAGTTGATACCACAGTTACTACATCTACAAATTTTGGTAGAGTACGTATAGGTGTTTATGGAAATGCCAATCCAACCGCTGCAGATGTGTCTTTAGGTACCTATTCACATACAGAAGGTGTTGATACTAAAACCATGGGAGAGTACTCTCACGCAGCAGGAAACACTACTGAAGCCCTAGGTTGGTATCAATCAGTAGTAGGTATGGGGAATAAACCTATATCCGATCGAGGTGCATTTATTGTAGGAGATGGAGACCCTGATAATTCAATACAACACAATCTGCTTGTAGCAGCAGCCGGCAGTGTTACCATTTCCGGTTCATTGCTAATGTCAGGTTCACTCATAGTATCTCCTACCTCTTCTGGTACACCTGCATACACCGGAAAAGATGGAGAAGTCGTATTTGGACAAACCGGCGCAGATTATAAAATATATGTTTGGTTGGGTGGAGCTTGGAGATCTGGATCTTTGTCTTAACATATTTATTAGAAACACTTATTATATTAGAAATAAAAATATGGCACTATTAACATGGCAACAATTTATTAAACAACAAGGAATTATTAGTTTACCATTACACGAACAAAAACGTCGTTTCCTATGGGAAAATCAACAAAGAATGCAACGAGATTGGTTCGTAATGAATACAGCATTTGGTGGAGCTCCTGGAAGTGCTGCAGCATCAGGAACTAGTGGTGCTGGAATCGATGGTCCATTAAATGGTGCAACTGTAACTGCAGCTGGAGTATCTGTAACAACTGACACCTTAGGCCGTTTTCAATTTCCAATTGAATTAACCGAATCAGATCAAGTTGTAATCACAGGAGGAACAGATAGCATTACTGGTCTAGCATTTGAAGGCGAATTAAAAGGCTTTATCAGTGGCCCTGAGAATATTATATCACCTATTACCACTCTAGCAGCAGCAGCAGTAGAACACGGTGTATATGAATTTTACACAGATGCTATAGACTATGTAATTGATACACTGATGCCGGCATTTGGATTTTATACCAACGAAAATACTAGGACTGAAATACTAACAAAAGATTTTATCGAAGCATCATTAACAGATTCAGAAGAAGCATTTACAGCCCAAGCATTTTCAACATATATTGATTCAACCGTCGAGCTAGCAGCAGTCATGCTTCTCGGAACTAGAACTAATAGCCATGGAGATGTAACAGATATGGCAGCCGCAAAATCTATATTATATCAACACATTGTTAATAATGATGGCTTAGTATTTGATGATTTTGCTTCTACGGAAGTTGTTGAATATGATCCAGCCTTTGCATCAGCCGCACAGTTGATTGATACGACTACTACGGAATTAGGTGCTTATTTAACTACTATAAACAACAATCAAAAACTAGATTCGAATTATCGTACCGCAGCAATTCAATCTGCTAACCGTGCTACAAAGGGAGTATTGAAAAATACAATTACGGCTGTAAAACGAGGAGAAATTGATGCATCGACAATTACAATGGATATCGATGTAATACAATCCACAGTTGACACTGAATTTGCAAATTTGACAAAACTAGAAGCCAATCGGGAAAATGTAACGTTGCCCACGGTATCAACTAGTAAACCAATTATTGAATCAGACTACACTAAAGTTAGTTATAAACTAGTCGGCGATCGAGCACCCGAACTAACAACATACGATTTAACGGCCCCGGTATATTATTATGGCGCCGGAATTAATTCTGGAACTGCATTATACATTAACCAACAAGATGTATTATATGGATTGTCAGAAACATTGCCTGGTGATACAAAGCCGACTGCCTGGACCGCACTTACAAGAAGAAACGTAGATCCAATCAATCCAACGTCAATCATTTTTTATAATTGGCCAACGGAAATTGCAACTACCGGATATGCCGGCACAGTTACATCAACAATAAACCCAAGCTATTTACCATATGGTCAAACTATTAACTTGCAATATCAATTTACTCGAGGATTAACGTTATATGCGTCATCAGCTCCGAGTAGTTCATCTAGCTATGAAAAAATTGAACCATTCGCAGCTATTAATACAACAAACTCTACCCGAACAGAATTAGTCGGCAATTTTAGAATTGTTACTATCGCGGATACTATAATTACATCTAATATAAATTATAATAAATGGTTAACTGCGTTTAATCAGTATTTCCTTGTAGCTGAGTCAACAAGAGAAGCTATTACATCATATGACGTATTGTTTGCTAGTTCGTATTTATCGGGATCATGGAGTTCAATTAGTCCATCAATATCATCAGGTACATTTGCAGCAACATTTTCCAGCAGAAAATAACCTCAACCTCTTCCGCCACCAACTGGATCAGATCAATCCACATCGCCTAAAAAGGTTTGATTCCTCACATAAATTCATTATAATAAAACAAAGGTTACAATGACAAAGAAATTAGACAAAGAGCATCTAGATTCAATTCAAGAATTAAGATCAAAATTTGCACAAAATGCTAGCATACTCGGATCTGTTACGATAGAAGAATATGCAGTAACGTATCAACTTAAAGAGATTGAAACTGAGAAACAACGATTGATTGACCAGTTCCAAGAACTAAGAACAGAAGAGTCTGAACTATTAACTCGATTAAAAGATCGTTACGGTGATGGTCAAATCAATATCGAAGATGGCACATTCACTGCCGCGGAATAAGTTTTGACCAGTTTACCGCATATTTATATTAAAAAAACATAGGAGTATATTAATGGCAGAAAGAATAGTCTCTCCCGGCGTATTTACGAATGAAGTAGATCAATCGTTTTTAGCAGGAGGCGTTGCCCAAATTGGAGCAGCAATCGTAGGATCAACAGTGAAAGGTCCTGCACTAATACCAACCCAAGTAACATCATTTGGCGAATTTACATCGATATTTGGATCATACACAACTGATTCATATGTACCATTCGTTGTTAATGATTACTTTAATCAAGGCGGTAATGTAATGACAGTAACACGTTTACTGTATGAAAATGGATACAAATTAACATCTGGAGCTTTAGCGGTTATTGCAAAGTCAGGATCTGTACAAGTAGTAACACATTTACTACACCCATCTCAACCAGTAACATCTGATGGCGCAACTGCGGTATTAGCTGATTCAGTATTATTAGATGCTGGCTCTGGTTCATTTGCAATTAAATTATCCGGCTCATATGCAGCAGGACCAGATGATGCAATTGGATTTGATGGTTCATTCTTAGTAGCAAATGGTGTTGCTATATCTAGTTCAATTGTTGAATCAAGCAACAAGTATGTAAACAAAGTATTTGGTGCTTCTCCTAAGACAGTAGATTACCCAGTATATGTTCAATATGAAAATGCAGGTGCTGCTAGTTTATTTAATAACCTAGGCAATGTATCAATGTCGCTAGCTATATTAAGTAACTATGAATTCCTTCAAGATTATAACACCGCAGGAACACCATGGATCACTTCACAGAAAATTGGAAGTGTTACTAAAAACTTATTTCAATTCTATACATTGTCGCACGGAACATCAGTTAATGCTGAGGTTAAGGTAGGTATACGGGATATACGTCCAGCATCCGAAGTATCTGATCCAAATGGCTATGGTACATTCACAGTTGAGGTACGACGCGTAAACACCGCAAATATACCAAACTCACCATATTCATCTCAAGACACAGATGCATCCCCGGATACTATTGAAACATTCTTAAATGTAAACCTAGATCCAGATTCTCCAAAATATATTTCCAGAGTAATTGGTGATCGTTATCAAACAGTAACAGATGCTGGAGATATTCGTGTTGAAGGTGATTATCCAAATCTATCTAATTTTATTCGAGTTAGTGTCGATACTGGTGTAGCAACTAAAACTAATGATAAAACATTGGTACCATTTGGTTTCCGTGCAATGAATAGTCCAATGCCTAATGCATCTGGAAGTTTAAACTTGACAGCAACCACATATCGTACATCACAAGTTGTAACATCATATAGTAGCAATAACTATTTTGGATTTGATTATACAAATGTTAACAACTTGAATTACCTAGCACCAGTTCCATCATCAGGTTCTACTGCAGGAAGCAATGTTGATTTCTATTTAGGAGATATGCTTCAAGATTCTGGTTCAGGCTATCCAACTCCAACTACCGTGTATTCTGGTTCATTGGAGTCAGCATTAACAGCAGGAACATTTACATCTAACGTTGCATTTGGTACTCGTAAATTTATGGTACCGTTGCAAGGTGGATTTGATGGAGTTAAACCAAACGTTAAAAAATACTCTGGTGCAAATTTAACCGCAGCAAACACTTTTGGATTTGATTGCAGTGGCGCAACCACCGCAGGTACATTGGCTTATAATAAAGCATTTGCATTGTTAGCTAATACTGATTACTATGATATGAATATGTTGGTAATACCAGGAATCATTGATAGTTTGCATCCAGTAGTTACTTCTGCCGCTCGTAACCTATGTCAACAAAGACAAGATACATTCTATGTAATGGATTCAAATGCTTTAAAAGATAGTATTAATACCGTAGTAAATCAAGTAACAACTTTAGATAGTAATTATGCTGCAACTTATTGGCCATGGGTTAGAGTTGTTAATCCAGCAAACAATGTTCCAACATGGGTTCCACCATCAGTAGTTGTTCCAGGAGTATTAGCATTTAATGATTCCGTAGCAGCGCCATGGTATGCCCCGGCAGGTTTAACGAGAGGTGGATTGACATCAGTATCATCGACATATCAAGCACTATCACAAGCAAATCGGGACACCTTATATGAAGCTCGTGTTAACCCTATTGCTAACTTCCCTAACGACGGAGTAGTAATTTGGGGTCAAAAGACACTACAAGCTAGACCAAGTGCATTAGATCGTGTTAATGTGCGTCGTTTATTGATCACTGTTAAGAAATTTATTGCATCATCAACTCGTTACTTGGTATTCGAACAAAACACAACTGCAACTAGAACAAGATTCTTATCGATTGTGAACCCATACCTAGAACAAGTACGAACTCAACAAGGATTATCTGCATTTAAAGTGGTTATGGATTCTACAAATAATACATCGGATTTAATTGATCAAAATATATTATATGGTCAAATATTCCTTCAACCGACTCGTACGGCTGAATTTATTATATTGGATTTCAATATTCAACCAACTGGGGCAAGTTTTCCTCAATAAAATTACAATTAATTAAATAAAAGGGTAGGACTTCGGTTCTACCTTTTTTACTTTGCTGATATTTATATAAAAATACAAGGACTATGAAATGGCATTAGAAGATCAAATAAACCCGAACCTAGGATACATAAGTGATAATGATATGTTTGGAGTTTCTACTAGTTGGGAACCAAAAAAACAACATCAATTTATTATGTCTTTAGGTGATATACCTGCTTATTTAATTAAAGCGTCAGCTAAGCCGTCAATGGCAAATGGTGAAATTGCATTAGACCACATTAATACTCAACGCTATGTTAAGGGTAAATCTGTATGGAATTCTATCGCAGTTACATTGTATGATGCAATTGTACCATCTGGAGCTCAATCAGTAATGGAATGGGTAAGATTGCACCATGAATCAGCAACAGGTCGTGATGGATATTCTTCATTTTATAAAAAACAAGTATATTTACGACAATTATCTCCATTAGGCGAAATTGTTGAAGAATGGATCTTAAACGGAACTTATATTATGGATTCTAATTTTGGTTCATTAGATTGGTCAACAGAAGATGTTGTAACAATTGAAATGACATTAAGATATGACTGGGCATTGTTAAATTTCTAATCAAAAACACTATACATAGTAAATGGGGGCGAGAAGCCCCTTTTTTACTGTACGCATATTTATATTAAATAGAAATAAGTTATAAGGAAAGAAGTATGTCGAAGTTAACAGACCGCGTAGATAATCAGAACATTATCAATTTAGCACGCCAAAATTTTGAAAACAAACAACGAAGTAAATTACCTACTGTTATAGTAAATTTAGCAAGCCAAGGCAAATTATATCCAGAAACACATCCATTAAGTTCTGGTAAATTGGAAATGCGATATATGACAGCATATGATGAAGATATATTAACCAACGCATCATATATCAGAGAAGGAGTTGTATTCGATAAACTACTTGAATCAATTATTATTACAGAAATCAATGTTTCGGATATATCTCCAGTCGATAAAGATGGATTAATTGTGCATGCTCGAATATTAGCATATGGGGCAGAATATCCAGTAACCGTAACAGATCCAAAAACTAATACCGTATTAACTCGCGTTGTTGCATTAGACAAACTAAAAAATAAACCATTCGATCTCGTATCTGATAGAAATGGTGAATTTGATTACGAAGTTAACGAAACTACACATATTAAATTTACATGGGTTAAAAATGAATCTGATTCTGATAAAATTAGTGACACATTAAAATTAGCAATACGAGAAGTTAACGGTGATCGAAAATCTGTATCAATTGAAGACTTTATCCGATATGACTTTATGTCAATCGATGCCAAGAAATTTAGAAACTACATGTTTACCAATATGCCAGGTTTAGATCTAACATTTGAGTTCGAAGGTGAAGATGGGAGCACTTTCTCTTCTGGCTTTCGTTTTGGCGCAGACCTTTTTTGGTTTTAAACCAGCAGACCGAGTACAATTACACGATTCTATTTTCAATTTAATATGGTGGGGCGATGGAAGATGGGACTGGGAAACTATATACAATATGCCCATTTTTCTTCGTGATTTTTGGATTAAAAAAGTTAATAAAATTATCGGTGAAAAAGAAGCCGCGGCTGAAGAGATTAGGACCCAACAACTAGCCGCGGCTGCTAGAGCAAAATCACGTAGATAAATATTTATTAATAAATAAGATCTAACCATGGATATTCATACTCAATTAATAGCTCGGCTTAAACAACAAACTAGACATGGCGCTAAGAAACCGCCAATAACTGCAGCTGTTGGTGCAGTTGCAGATCTAGCGCTAAGCGCGGCGCAATTTACCATAGGGGCAGCTGCAGTTATCTCATTGAAAGACGCCTACGCAGAATTATTTACACAACAGTCAGAAATCGCTAAAGGCACTGATGTATATTTAAATGGATTAAAAGGTCTTACTGATACCATAGTAGCTGCTCAACAACAAACATACGTCTTAGAAACTAGAAATAAAGAACTTAATAAATCATTTGGGATTAATAGTATTACAGCTGCGAAATTAGGCAGCAAATTAATGGATATTGCTACAAATCTTAAATTATCTAGCGCCCAAATTAATGGATATGCTAGCAATATTAAAAAAATGTTGCCAACCCTAGATCAAATGACAGCAGCTGGATCTGAAGAATATAAAGGTCTGATTCGAATACAACAAGTAATGACCACAAATCTGGGACTATCTGAAGAGCAAGCAGAAAAATATACCGGGTTTGCAATGCAACGCGGAAAAGATGCCCAAGAATCATTAATATCTCAATATAATTTATCTAAAGCAATTGAAGATTCTACGGGAATGATGGGGTCGTTTAAAATGATTTCAGAAGGAATTGCTGAAACATCAGAGGATGTACAATTACAATATGGAAAAATGCCGGGAAATCTAGAACTAGCAATCGTAAAAGCTAGCAAACTAGGATTTAAAATGGGTGATCTTAAAAAGACAGCAGATAATTTATTAAATATCGAATCTAGTATCGGTCAAGAATTAGAATATCAATTATTAAGCGGTCGACGTTTAGTTGGAAACGATAAAGCTCGGTCCGATTTACGAGGTAAGAGTTTAACTAATGCATATCGAGAAGCAACATTGCAAGGAGATGCCAGTAAACAAGCTAATGTCTTAAATACTATTCTAGAACAAGAAGGTAAAACTCTAGAAAACAATTTATTTGCCAGAAAACAAATGTCAGAGTTATTAGGAATGGATGAAGCTGCATTAGCACGAGCATTGCAAAAAAAATCCATCTTAGAAAAACTACCTGGCGGAGAAGCATTATTTGATGAAACTGGTGACGCATTATTAAAAGCAGCAAAATCATTAGGAGCAACTGATGATGACATGGAAAAATTAATCGGCGGCTTAGATACTAGAACTATTGACCAAAAAATTCTTACTGAAATACAAATTCTTACTGATGTATTGGTAAAAAAATTAGTTCCTGATATGGAAGCTACTGTTAAAGGTGCCCGCGAAGCAAATCTAAAATCTATTAGAAAAACCGGATTTAGTGATAAGACCATGGACACGCTCCCTAGCGCTCAAACTATAGGTAACCTGGCAAATGTTGCACAGGGCTTAAATCAAGTACTTAGCGCAAAAGAACTAGGTGTCAAGGTTCTCAGTGGGATCACAGGTACACGATCCGGTGATATGAATAAGGTTCAACCAGCTGGACTCCCGGTGACGACAGGTGAAGATATATTATCGCCGCCAAGTGGTTACGGTACTCGCACATTAATGGGACCAGAAGGGGCAATACAATTAAATAATAAAGATACTGTAATTGCTGGGACAAACTTATTTGACAAATCAGCTACTACAAATACCGGAAGCGATAAAGAATTAGCAAACACAATGTTACAAGTAGGCGCAATGATAGTAGCAGCAATAAAATCCGGCGGTGTTAACTTAAACGAGCGATTTGCATAATATAAAGGATAAATAAATGAGTAACCCAACATTATCAGCCGGCTCGCAATTCACAGCACCATTTAATATATTACCTGATGTAATATATACGAATCCAACATCTATACAAAACACACAATTTGTACACAGTGTATTTGAAGATTGGGCACCAACTATTAACACAGCAGATCAACCACCAATTCCTGGTATATTAACGGATCAAACCTTAGATTCCCTACCAGCTGGCTCATATACAAAATCAGACCTACAATTTGCATCAATAAATAAAGAATGGAGATTATGGCAAGCTCCAACTGCCGCGAGTACCAATATAACTGGAAAAGGCGTTTTATCTAATGCAATTGGTTCCGCAGTATTAAGTGCTGCTAGCGGTTTAGGAATACCACAAGTTTCCCAAATTGGACAATCCGTTATTCAATCGGTAGGATCAGGCCTGACGGCACCCGTACCTATGCCACAATATTCAACATTAACCTTAGATCAATTAAAACCATTCCCAGGAGTATTATATTCAGATTTTAGAGCTCGTCGGGTATTAAAAGAAACTGCTAAGAATTTAACAAATATTCGCCTAGATGGAGTTAGTGCATTAACCCGAGGCAGTAAAAAAGCAGGTGCATATGCTGCGGCTTCTGCATCACCAGTAGGAGCATATTCTGTATTTAATTTAAACGGTGGCGGAAAGTCCGGGTATGGATGGGGAGATCAGGATAATCTATATGCACTTCGAGCTGATTTCACTGCTAGATCCCATGTTGCTAAACAATGGGTAATAACTAGTTATGATCCAACAACAGACAAATTAGTAGGTGAATTTGCCCCAACGAAACGTTTGAATGAAATAATAACTCCGTTCCGAGGCGACCGAGTTAGTGTTATTGATTTTGGAAAACGAGATCTAGATAATGCATATTTATGGAAACCATCAGCAATATTCGGATCAGGTAAAATTGGTAGCGCATTAAATAAATTAGGTATAACACAGGATTTTATTAAATTTTATATGACCGGTCCTGGATTAACTAATGCTGATCCATTAGCAAAGCCTGATGACATTATGGTATTTCGGGCAACTATTAATAGTTTATCAGATTCATTTAATGCCAATTGGACACCGGTAACAATGATTGGTAGAGCTGATCCAAATTGGCAATATACTGGATTTGGCCGAGATTTAAATTTAGACTTCACAGTATATGCAACAGACCGAGATGAAATGCAACCAATTTGGAGAAAATTAAATGCATTAGCCGGATATACTGCTCCTACTTATACATTAGATAGCATAGCACTTAAAGCTCCATGGATGAGAATAACAATTGGAGATTTATTTAAGCAAACTCCAGTATTATTAACATCATTATCATACACATTACACGACACTGATACAACCTGGGAAATTAATCTCGAAGATGACCCTAACATGATGCAAACCCCACATAAGGTGTCGGTATCATGTACATTCACTGTTATTGGAGATGATTTACCACAGAAAAACGGTAGATTCTATACATTAGCTAAACAGTTTGACAAAGTCGGCGAAGCAACAAGAGGGGATGACAATTGGTTAAGTGATTCATTAGGCAACTCCGATCTAATGTCAGAACGTCAACGTAGACAAAAAGCTAGTAGAACAACAGGTGTTGTACCGCCAGATTTACCATAGGCCCTTATTTAATTTAAGAATATAAAATCATGAACAGATACGCAACCGCTAGAATAATAAAAACTCCGACTGACAAAAGTCGCATATCAACAACTATAGTACCAGTTCAACCAATATCAACTGATGATGTATATATACAAACAACATCATTAGAACGTTTGGATAGATTAGCTAATACATTTTATGGTACTGCTACATTGTGGTGGTTAATTGCATCAGTTAATGGTTTAGGTAAAGGAACATTAGTAGTACCAATAAATTCTACATTGAGAATACCATCAATGAACAATGTGCAACAAATAATAAATAATGTAAATAACGCAAGATGAGTAACATATTCTATTCACAGGTAGATCCTAATTTACAAGCAGAATTAAATGCTCGCGGATTATCTGGATTTACTAGATCCGATAAAGATTTACAATATATGCTAGAAAAAATTGCCAATGTGCAATTAACTGCATATTCTGGATCTACATATTCGGATACTGCAATAGTTAAATTAGAACATGGGGTATTGGGAGGCGCTAATGTACGATCCGGTCGGTATTTACCTTCTGGGCCAGACGGCTATTTATCAGACACTAAATATTCAAACCCATCTACTATTATATTTAACACCGCAGGCAGAGCTGAATTAAAACCTGGAGACAAACAACTAGATCGTTCAAGTCGTATAGCACCATTCATCACATCAGTTGATGTTCAAATTGGTGATCATTCCATGGGCTTATTAAATAAAGCAACTATTGCTATATCAATTCCGAATCCACAACGTGATCTAGATGAAATAGAAGAAATTTGGTTTCGGCCTGGCCGGAATGTTAAAATAGAAATAGCATCAGGCCTGGAAACCATTATAACTGATGCATTATTATCACCCGATATTATTCCAGAATCAAAAAAATTGCAGGAATTATATGAGCCATCTGGGGACTTAGGATTGGTTGAACTAACAACAGATCTACGTCGAATGAATGAATTTAGATTTTATGGATTAATAACATCTTTTGATTTTTCATACCAAACAAATGGTACGGTTGATGCTACTATATTATTAACTGGTACTAGCAACGTATACACTGATGTATCTATGTGGTTAAAAACATTAACACCAGAAGAAGAAGAAGCTGCTAAACAAAAAGAAAAAACAACAGATACACTCAACGCAGGCATTGATACCGGAAATAAAGTAGAACTACCAGCACCCGGTACTTCTCCTACTTCACCCGCAGCTAAAGCTAAAACTGAGTTTTATACTAAATTAGATGCGTGGGTTACTTCAAAAAAAAATACCACTACTGCTACTAGTTCAATTATCCCATTAACCAACTATAATGATAATACCGATAGATTTTTATTATTCGGAAATTCATATCCACAAACTGTCGATGTAACATCTGTTGCATTATTCGAACAACAAAACGCGCAGATATTAGCAGAAAATGCGGCTGCAACTGCACAATTTAATGCTGCGGTAACTGCGAGTGTAACAGCGACGGCATTAGCGGTAGCAACTGGAATCGGTAACATACCTACACCGCCAAAGAATCCGGTGCTGAAACCAACAGCTAGCATCGATCTAGTTAAATCATATGATACTAATGATTCTAATTTTAATCGGTATATTACGTTAGGAGCATTAATTGAATTTATTAATACAGAAGTAATAACTAAGATAAAAGGAAACATTTCAGCTGCTAAGATTGAATGTGATGATCGAGAATGTTCTAGTAATTATTATGAACAGTTAACATCATGCACTCCAAATGATATACTATTGATGCCACTTGATCCCAGAAAGCCTGGAAATGTTAATTCATATGGGGATCTAACATATTATAAAGACATACAAACTATAGACCCGACCTGGCCAGGGATTACATCTAAATTAACATCTACTAAAGGAACCGCAACTGGTGCTTCTACTGATATCACTGTGTTTAAACCATCTAGAATTTTCATAAACATGGAATGGATACAACGCAAATTAATCGGTGATTCAGCTGGTGGCGGATTAACTGCAGGAGGAAGCAAATCATTCACGTTAAAAACATTCATGTCATTAATAACCGGTGCAATTACATATGCAACTGGAGGTGCCATTTTAATGCAATTAATGACTCATCCAACCATTCAATCTAAATTGTTATACACGGATGTTAAGTTTCTAAAAACTATTGAAGATAATGCATATGTAAATGTCGTTCCATATTCGGTACCAATGTTTGCAAATCATCCATTCGGCACAATAGTTCGGGATTTTTCATTGAAAGCACAGTTACCAGAAAATGCTAAGAATTTAGCATATGTTGCAAATAGTAGTGATGATATTTCAGAAGAAGATATTGCACCATATATGAACTTCATGTATAATGCAAAAGACCCAGATGTAGTTAATGCTATGATTGATAATTATAAAAAAAAGCATACCATAAATTTAGATAATTTGCAACAGACTAGATTTGCTTTAGGATTAGCACCAATGATTCCGGAGCAATCTCAAGCAATGTACAAAGTTTTAACAACATATGTTAAGTACCCAACTGACAGTATAGAAACATCCCAACAACTGACAGCGCCAATATTTCCATTTGATGCTGAATTTACTATAGATGGAATCAGTGGATTGCGGTATGGTGATGTATTAAAATTTGAAGCGTTGCCATCTAGATACACGGTAAATACTGTGTTTAGTATTATAGGTATAACACATACGGTCGGATCAGAAGGTGCCTGGACAACATTAGTTCGATGCATAATGAGACCAAGCTTGAGTTGATATGAGAAACAAATTAAAATATACAATTGATGAGATAACAGTAGATTTATATACTGCCGGTGGAACCTTTATGACTGAGGACAACGTAGAATATAGTGGACCGTATCATCAATATATAACCAATGAAATATACACCGGATCTGTATGGAACTCAAAAACATCACGTAAATTAATTGCATTAGTAAAAACTAGAACGGATAATGTTGTTTATCGAAACCTAAAATCAGACATAATAACAAAGTATTATTTACCGTCTGCTACTACAATTACAATTACAGAACAACAACGAATGATTGGTTCTGTTACTAGATATTTCATGAAAAAAGTTAATGACACCTATATATTTGAAATTGATTCTCGAACATATACTTTATGGCAATCAAAACGAGTTGATCCTACAGTATATACTGCAGCTAGTATACAATGGCAAATTGCTGGTCCAATAAATGATGAAACAGTTGCTGGCATATTTAAAAAAGGTGTTCGAACAAAAAATCTAAGTCAAATTACGCTAGCAGAAACTACCCTTCCTGGAATTTCTGGGAAACTTACAAATCTAATTGAATTATACACTGATATAGATTTCAAGGTTCCAAAAGACATTAATTCATAACTTGGATTTCTGGAAAAGTTTCCTTATTATATTGGTGTATGATAGTGGATACTAAATTAGAATTAGACGCATTATTTCAGTATATACAAAATCGCAAAATATTATTAGTTCCAATCTTGGCTGATTCACAATGCCATGCATCGGTTAATAATATATCGTGTATCTATGTGTATACTGAAGATGGAGTAGAACGTATTGTTCCGATCCGGCATACTGAACAAATACAAGGTTTTTCCGAACACCTGCAACAATTCTTAGACTTAACAGACATCTTTATATATGATAAGAAGCAATGGCTTCAAATGGGAGGTAACACCGCCGTATGGGATGTAAAAACATTGTGGTGGTATACATATAATGAATCATATGATGAAACTCATTATTATACACCAGCCCATCAATTTTATTGGAGACGACATACTGCGTTACCAAATGTGAATACCCTGATACCGATAATGCAACATTTAGCAATGTGTCAGAAGATTAGAAAATATGCATGGCCAATGTGTATTAACGTTAAACTTACGGAATCATATTTGCAGTTTAATAAAGTATATCCACAAGTATTTGCTGAGATAGAAAAAGTTGGATTGCAAGTAACAGCCGACTTTAGAATGCCAGAATTACGGACTGTAAATAAAGTGTATACAAATTATAATTATCATACAACAACCGGTCGACCTAGTAACGCATATCGAGGATTCAATTATGCGGCAATGAATAAGGAGGATGGCACTCGAGCTGCCTTTATTACTAGATTTGACAGCGGAGCATTGGTTGAGATGGATTTTGATGCATATCATGTTAGATTGATTGCTCGATTAATTGGATATGAATTGCCAACAGGATCAGTGCATGAATATTTTGGTAAATTTTATTTTGATACTACTGAGTTAACGACCGAACAATATGAACAAAGCAAACAGATAACATTCCGGTTGCTTTATGGCGGAATTGACAAGGAATTCTTAGAAATTCCATTTTTTAAAAAGGTAAATGATTTTATTTATGATCTATGGCGACAATGGAAAGCAAAGAGCCATGTAAAAACACCTATATTGCAAAGAAAAATAACAAACGAATCAGTACAAAATATGACAGCAAACAAGCTATTTAATTACTATTTGCAAGCCACTGAAACTGAGGTATCTGTACAGAAGCTTCTCGCAGTTCAGGCTCTCTTGCAAGATCGGGAAACTTGCATAGTTTTATATACATATGATTCCATACTATTAGATGTTCCGACACACGAAGCGAAAGACATCATACCGGCAATCAAAACGGTAATAGAAACGGGTAACTTTCCGGTGAAAATACAAGTTGGCAATAATTATAATAAAATGAAAACTATTACAATATGAACATAGATTCAATTTTAACTGAGTGGTGTTATCGATTACCAAAAGGATACCCAGCAGTTGCTGGTGATTATGAGGTATTATATAATGTACTTCTAGAAACATGTAATGTGACACCAGAACACGCTCGCCAAATAGTCGAACATGCAAAAAATAACAAACAACATTTATTAGAATCAAATAATCTGTCAGATCTATCCGTAGTTACAAATAATTCAGTATTACGGGCTGCATTAACTAGATGGAATGAACAACATAGTAACGTAATAAGTACTAACCCAAATGTATTATATAGTACAGAATACGATCATGATCGAACAGAAGATCTGCGAGAGTTTTTAATTAAATTACCAGTTGAAGCTGATGAGATTACAAAAAAATTATTGCAGGATTTAAATTATGATTTGGCTGATGAATTTGTTAATATGTTATATTCATATGATACTATCAATGAAAATATTTTAAATTCTATAAATTTAAATGCCGGCATTTCTAAGGAATTATTTAATCTAAAGCCAGATGGTATGGGTAAAGGAGAAATACTTTTAGCCGCAATGTTTAAAGGAGCTGAGGCACAAGGTGGAACTACCTCATATGATTTATTATTTAATGGCAATCAATATGAATTAAAAGATTACAGTAATCCTAAGAAAAAAAATGCATCGATTCGATTAGGAACTAAAGGTACTGTTACTAGATTTAAGTTTTGGAATGAAATTACAACGACACTTCAAAGGATAACACAATTACGTGGTATTGACAAACCTAAATTTAATTTAGATAAGTTACTAGATCAACCATTAATGGATGCAATTTCATATTTAGATTCTCGTAAAGAATTTATTTTAGCTGGAAATTTAAATTTAAAAGATAAACTATGGATAGATCGGTTTTATCAAGAGGCAAATAAATTAAATTCAGATGTATCCGGATATACTAATATAATATTACGAGGACCAAATCAAGAACCAATTGAAATGTCGATTGAGCCAATTAATTCGCCCGAAGGTACCTCATTCACAATACATCCAATACGAGACGAAAGTAGAAACTTAATGTATATTAATACTGAACTTCGCCGATTAAAATATGTACGGAATCCTGAATTATTAGATGTTGATATACAAGAAGCAGTAAATGAAGTTGTCGGAAATAATTTAACATTTATTATATTCCGATATAATCATATTAATATTACTAGAGACTTTAGATACGCAGTTACTGACGCCGGCAAAATACGTATTATAGAAAAAACAATATTTCCAATTGACGATATAACCGAAGAGGCCATGAATTGAAAACACAACTACTTTGCACATTTGCACACCGATCAGATATAAACATAGTATCTGAATATATTCAACACAATTACGAAATACCAGAACGCCGTATATTTGTATTTTCAAATGCAGAGGTATCTGATAATTTGTATTGCACATATAATGCAAATGAAACAGCAAGGAGAGGTCAAAATACTATAAGTATACATCGTAAAAAAGAAACTAATACCTTATACACTGTTAATGCCCTTAATGAGGTTATTAGAACCGTAAATAACGGTGTATTAGATAAAACATATCAATTAGATTGGACCGTATATCAAAATTCATTTATACTTACAGATGACACCGGATACCGCGTTATTGACCTGATATTTTTCAAACGAATTTCTTGGAACTGATATTTATATTAAATTATTAAGGATAACATGATTAAATTAAAAAAATTACTAAATAAAATTAGTTTATCTGAAAATTCTATTGATTTAAGAATGTCTGTATTAGGATTGGTTAAAAATAATAATGGTATCTTTAAAAGTGAAAAACAAGCTGACTTTTTAAAATCAATAATTAATCAAAACGACGGGTTAATTGGACATACAGAGCATGGACGTCCTTATTTTGCGTATCATGATGATAAAGGTATTACAAAAGTTGAAGTAGGTAATCCACCAGAATTATATTGGGAGCGTAAAGAAGTAGGTGTCCTACGCCCAGAGGATATTAAGACTATTAAATCATTGCAGCGTCAAATTAAACAATTAGAATCAGAAATATCTAGTAGGGAAGTAGAATTGCAGAATGGTACATATATGGACCGATATGGTGTCATAGCACAAAAGAAAGAAGAGGTAGCTAGAAAAAAAGAGCGAATCAATCAAATACAAACTAGTTAAACCAAATTCCTTGGAACTGATATTTATATTAAATTATTAAGGATTACATGATTAAATTAAAAAACTTATTGAACGAAGACGACTTTAAATCGCCAAATACTCCAGAACACCGTATCTTACGAAATTTGAAAACAGAATTAGATACCGATTATCAATCTAATTTCACAATGGATAATCAAACATTGATGGTATCGTTTCGCGGCAAAAAAGTAGAAATTGATATCGAGAAAATAGGAAATCATGACTATCAATATACATTCCATGATAGTAGTAATGGCCAAGAATTTAATGTTGGCGATGTAGTTCGGGTTGAAGGGGATGATACTGATGTAAACGAAGTTTTGAGATTAATATTCTCAGGAATGATATAATTAAAAAAACTTAACAATTAACTTTGAATTAACCCATTTATTATTTATATTATAATTAATAAGTAAACAAATATATTATTAACCAATTAACAAAAGGCAAAAAATGGCTTTAAATCTCGACGCTATAAAGGCGAAGTTAAATCAGTTGAACAAAGCTGATGACAAAAAACAAAATTTGTGGAAACCTGAAGCAGGTAAAACCCGAGTAAGAATTGTACCATATGTACACAGAAAAGACAATCCATTCTTAGAATTGTATTTTCATTACGACATTGCAAAGAGATCAATGTTATCTCCAGTATCATTTGGCAATGCAGATCCAATCGTAGAGTTTGCAGAAAAACTTAAAAAGACTGGCGACAAAGATGAGTGGTTAATGGGTCGTAAGATCGAACCTAAAATGAGAACATATGTTCCTGTTATCGTCCGAGGAAAAGAGTCTGAAGGAGTTAAGTTCTGGGGATTCGGAAAACAAATCTACACAGAATTATTATCAATTGTATCTGATCCAGATTATGGTGACATCACTGATTTGATGAATGGCCGTGATATCGATGTAGAATTCACTCCAGCAGAAGGAGCAAATTTCCCAAAAACAAA